CTCCGGGGGCCTGGAAAGTCATGTGAAAGGAGGTCTGAACTATGGTCAGCCGGCGTGTAAGTGGTGACGCCTCGGACAAAACCTCTCGCGCTCCGGCAAGAACTCCTGACGAACGTGAGAACCAACTCATCGAAGCCGCCGTTGACCTCGCTGAAAAGCAGTTGCGAGACGGTACAGCTTCCGCTCAGGTAATTTCGCATTACCTGAAGCTCGGATCATCGCGAGAGCGTCTCGAGCAAGAGCGTTTGAGGGGTGAAGTCTCGCTCATGCAGACGAAGCGTGAGTTGATGGAATCTGAGAAGCGAACTGAACAACTGATGATCGACGCCCTGAACGCAATGCGCGGTTACACAGGCGCCGATGACGCAGACCCAGAGCCGGAGTATGATCCGTATGAGTGATCGGACATATTCTGAGCTGATTCAGCTGGAAACTTTCGAAGAACGATTTGATTACCTAGCTCTTCAAGGAGTTGTTGGTCACGAGACCTTCGGTTTCGACCGGTGGATCAATCAGCAGTTTTACGGGTCTCGACAGTGGCGACAACTTCGTCGGCAAATAATCGTTCGAGATGAAGCGTGCGATCTCGGCGTACCTGGGCGTGATATTCACGAGAGATTGATCGTCCATCACATGAATCCGCTTCGTCAAGGCGATATTGTTCACGGAACTAATCACGCACTCGATCCTGAGTTCCTGATCTGCACCACGCACGACACGCACAACGCGATTCACTACGGGGATGCGAGTCTTCTCGCGAAAACATACGAGCCTCGTAGGCCCGGCGACACAAAACTCTGGTAGGAGTGATTATGCCAACCAGCCAGAACGGCTATCCGGCGAACAATCCAGCGCTCGTGTCCAGCCGGCTCGTACCCGGCACGACACGAAAGCTCACGGTTCGCAAAGGTCCTGCAGGCGATCTTCTGCTGTGGGTTGCTGCACAGTTCGACAAGCTTGTCGAGGATATCGAACAGGGTATTCTCGACGACTGGGGCTACGCCGAGCGGCCGATTCGTGGAAGTACAACCACGTTGTCCAACCACGCCAGTGGCACGGCCATCGACCTCAACGCAACTTCGCATCCACTCGCAACCGATCCTCCGGCGAACTTCAGTCGACACGAGATCGATGCGATTCACGCAATCATCGGTCGTACTGAGGGCTGCGTGCGTTGGGGCGGAGACTACACCGGCCGCAAGGACGGAATGCACTTCGAGATCAACGACGGCGTCTCGGAATCCCGCTGCGCTGCCGTTCTCAAAAAGCTGAACACTCAGAAAGGTTGGGATGAGATGACTCAGAAGGAATACGAAGACGCACAGTTCGCTGCGCTCAATCGGTACTTCTCCAGCAACGAAGTCCGTTTCCCGGACGGCAATTTCGCCGACTTGGTTTCGCAGTTGCGAAACTCCACGATCGATCTGCAGACCAAGGGCGAAGCGACGAACAAGAAGCTCGACGCCCTGAACGAGAAGTTCGATGAGTTGATCGCTGCCGTCAAGGCGCTCAGGGTCTAAGCGAGACCGAGCGCAAATCAAAACTCAGGAAGGCGATACACCATGCCTGCTTCCTCGAAGCGCACCACTGCCAAGGCGGACGCCACGTCTGAGACGGAAGAGAAGGTCGAAACCAAGCCCATCACAGAAGAGAGGGCGGACGCCACGTCTGAGACGGAAGAGAAGGTCGTCGATCCTTCCCTGAAGTCCGTGAAGGTCGTCGCTGACGAAGTTCTGTCGGGAGCCTGGGGCAACAACCTCGAACTCGAGGATCGCCTCAACGATGCCGGCTACGACGCGCGCGATGTTCTGACCGAGGTCTATCGCCGAATGGGCGGCGGTGCTCCGGCTGCCCACAAGCCGGATCTTTACCAAGTCGCTCGACTGGTGGCTGCCGGCCTGTGGGGCGAAGGAAACATCCGTCGTCAGAGGCTGGAAGGAGCTGGGTACAACTACCAGCAGGTCCAGGCTGAGGTCGAGCACCAGCAGCAGTAACACAAGTCAAAATGGTAGCTCTCAAGGGAGGTGACCAGTGGACAGCAGCATCCTCACTAGTGTGAAGAAGGTGCTGAACATCGTTGAGGATGACACGTCTTTCGATCCAGACATCATCCTGTTCATCAACGGCGCGCTCAGCACACTGAATCAATTGGGTGTGGGCCCCGGTGTCGGTTTCGCGATCGAAGACAAGACGCCAACCTGGGTCGCCTTCCTTGGAAGCGACCCGCGCTTCAACGACGTGAAAACCTACGTGTGTCTTCGAGTCCGTTTGCTCTTTGATCCGCCGCAAAGCGGGTACGCCACCAAAGCAATCCAGGAGCAGATCGAAGAACTCGCCTGGCGTCTCAATGTGCGTCGTGAAGAAACGCAGTGGGTCGATCCGAATCTGGCTGGTGTCATTGCGGCACAGCCGGTGATCGACGGAGGTGTGGTGGGATGACCATCATCAAATTCCGCCGGGGGTTGTCGGCCGTTTTGACTGAGACTGACGAAGTCTTGGCTGAGGGCGAGCCGGGATTCGAAGTCGACACCAACAAGCTGAAGGTAGGCAATGGGATTTCCCGATGGTCCCAGCTTGCTTATCTGACGGGGGAGGGAGCGACTGGGCCGCAGGGCGAGCCTGGTCCTCCCGGCCCTGCCGGTGCTACCGGGCCCAAGGGTGACAAAGGCGATACGGGCGATGCCGGTCCCCAAGGAATCCAGGGCGTGAAAGGTGATACCGGAGCACAAGGTCCGAAGGGAGACACCGGCGATACCGGGCCGCAAGGACCCAAGGGTGATACAGGCCTTCAGGGACCGAAAGGCGACACTGGCGATACGGGTCCGCAAGGAATCCAAGGTGTGAAGGGTGACAAAGGCGATATTGGTGATACAGGTCCGGCCGGAGCAAGTTATACCGGACCGAAAATTACCAGCTCTTCCTCTGCACCGTCCGCGCCAACGACCGGCGATGTCTGGATCGATACGAGCGCATGATTCCAATCGTTTCCTGGAACTTTGACGAAGCTTCTGGTCCTGTACTGGACAACTCTGGTCACGGTGGGGATTTTACTCTGACCAGTCCGACGGTTCGAACGAGTTCCGGGCATACGAATGGGGGATTGACTCAAGCAGGTAGCGATATTCAATTGGCGCCGTCGTCCGTTCTGGCTGCGGTGAAAACCCCGCAACGAACAATCGCTGCATGGATCAAAGAGACAATCCCTGAGACCGGCTGGGTCGGAGAATTGTACATTTCTTCGATTGATTCGGGGTCTTGGGGAATCCTTTTCCTCAGTGGACAGTGGCATATTCAGGCTCGGAATGCCGGCGGCTTCGTTCGCTGCTCCGTTGCAAGGCCTACTGACTCGTTGTTTCATCATGTGGCTGGAACGTACGACGGCGTCAATGTGAAAATGTATCTGGATGGCGTGCTAGTAGCTACGCAGCCATTGACCGCGCCAATGAGAACTGACGCGGATGAACTGCGCGTTCTCGATAATACTTCCTCCTCAATTACGGTGGACGACCTACAATATTTCGACTTCGCTGCGTCCCTGAGCGAAGTATCAACGATTATGTCAAATCCCGTTGTTCCCGTTCGAAGTGGAAAACCGAAAGTCTGGGATGGCTCGGCTTGGGTCCCCCGTCCGGCTAAGGTATGGAACGGATCGACATGGGTTCCTGCAAAAATGAAGAGCTATAACGGGACGGACTGGGTCACCGCCAAGTGAAAGGAGGAGGTGTGACAACAGTAGAAGACTTCCTCGAACATCACGGCGTCAAAGGAATGAAGTGGGGTGTTCGAAAGAAGGACGGCTCGGCAGGGGATAACAAACCCAAACTCGTCCTGACTCACAAATTCAAGAGCGGCGATTCGGTCTCGATTTATCAGAGGCCCCCGTCCATCGTGGCCAGAACGATCAAAAAGATTCATCCAAATTACGATATCGACAGTTTTAAAGCCTTTTCTTTCAAAGACAAGGATGGGAACAACGTCGGCGTCGGAACTTTCAATCGAAAGTCGAAAGATGAGTTGTACCTCAACTGGATCGGTATCAAACCAAAGTACCGCGGAAAGGGTTACGCTTCTGCCGCAATGAGCGGAGTCGTGAAGTACGCTCAGCAAGAGGGCATAAAGAAGCTCACGCTCGAAGTTCCTGGGAATGCGCCGGATGCTCGTCATATTTACGAGAAGCTGGGCTTCAAGGCTGACGGAAAAATGATGGGTACAAAGGACGACATTTGGGGCGGACTTTTCCCCATGTCCATGGACGTCAATAGTGTGAAGCACGCGCAAGACAGCTCTGTTCAATGGGAAACAGACTTCGCTGAAGAGTTCGCTGCACTTCTTGTGCAGAACTTTGGAAGTAAGGAGGAACTCAAACAGATGTCGCCTTTGGAGAACTTCCTTGCTCACTACGGAGTCAAGGGGATGAAGTGGGGCAGGCATAAGAATCCGGCGTCGTCCGATTCTGCCCGTTCTACGGCCGTGAAGAAGACGGTGAAGAAACAGGGCCTCCACACAGTTTCCAACAAGGAACTGCAGGACGCCATCACGCGCATGAACCTCGAGCAGCAGTTCAAGCGCTTGAAGGTCAACGAGCAGTCGGCGGCAACTCGCTGGATTTCTTCCACATTGCTGGAAGTCGGAAAGCGTGAGGTTCAGACTCAACTGGCCAAGAAGATTGCCGGTGCAGCAGTCAAGAAGGCTGCTACCGGAGGTGCAGCATGAGCGATAGTGCAATGATCGCGTTCCTTCCCACAAACGGATCCTGGTGCAAGCAGGATCTGCCTCACATGACTCTGGTATACGCCGGCCTCATCGAAGGCCGACCGGATGCCGAGTTCAACGAGATGGCCAAGGACGCGATTTCGGCAGCCCGAATCGTCGGCTCGTTTTCTCTGCAGGTCGTCGGAGTGGAAACACTCGGAGACGCTGGTGAGGAAGTCGATGCCCTCATGTTGTACCCGTCTCCTCAATTACTGGTGGCTTACAATACTGTGGCTCCACGGTGGAACAAGAGTGAATTCACGGATTACCTTCCGCATGCGACGATCGGACCTGCGGGGTCGGCATACTCGCAGCAGGATCCGTTGGCAAACACGAACGAAGTCAGCTACCGAGAGAGGCGCAGTGACACGCTGCCGGCTTCTCTGTATTTCGATCGTCTGGCAGTCTGCTGGGGCGACAAGCGAATGATCATGGCACTGAGCAATTACGATTACTAGGGGGGTGAACGATGGCTTTGTCGAACACGGCGACTCCGTATTATTACGGTCAATTCCGGGAGCAAGTTCTCCGAGGAGAAATCCCGGTCAACCGTGAGATCTCTGCGGAGATGAACCGGATCGATGACCTCATCGCCAACCCAAACATTTACTACGACGACAAGGCGATCGACGGATTCATCAAGTATTGCGAAGGAGAGCTCACCCTTACGGATGGGACAGACCTTCATATGCTGCCTTCATTTAAACTGTGGGCAGAACAGATATTTGGCTGGTGGTATTTCGTAGACCGTTCGGTGTGGACGCCGAATGAGAATGGAAAAGGTGGACAGTATGTCACCAAAACCATCAAGTTGCGTCTTACCAATAAGCAATTCCTGATCGTGGCTCGTGGCGCTGCGAAGTCGATGTACGCTCAGTGCATCCACGCATATTTCTTGAATGTCAATACAGCGACGACGCATCAAATCACAACCGCACCAACAATGAAACAAGCCGAAGAAGTTATGGCTCCGTTTCGTACAGCAATCACTCGAGCTAAAGGGCCTCTGTTCAAATTCCTCACCCAAGGCTCGATGCAAAACACGACAGGCAATCGGTTTCTGCGTCAGAAGCTGGCAGCGACTAAGAAGGGCATCGAGAATTTCCTTACGGGAAGTCTGCTCGAGATTCGACCGATGTCAATTGCCAAACTTCAGGGGCTTCGACCTCTCGTGTCAACAGTTGACGAATGGCTCTCTGGTGATCTCCGAGAGGACGTTATTGGCGCCATCGAACAGGGTGCTTCAAAGCTTGATGATTGGTTGATCGTCGCCATCAGCTCTGAAGGAACTGTTCGAAACGGCTCCGGTGACACAATGAAGATGGAATTAGCAGAGATTCTCAAGGGCGAGTACCTTGCTCCGCATGTTTCCATTTGGCACTACAAGCTGGACGAACTCGAAGAGGTGGCGGACCCCTCAACGTGGGTTAAAGCTCAGCCGAACCTCGGCAGAACAGTAACTTACGAGACCTATCAGTTGGACGTCGAACGAGCCGAAAAGGCTCCGGCTGCACGAAATGATATTTTGGCGAAGAGGTTCGGTATTCCCATGGAGGGATACACATACTTCTTCACCTACGAAGAAACTGAGGCTCATAACCGGGTCGATTTCTGGGAAATGCCTTGTGCTTTGGGTGCGGACCTTTCGCAAGGTGATGACTTCTGTGCGTTTACGTTCTTGTTCCCGCTTTCGCGCGGTCGATATGGAATCAAAACCAGAAGCTATATCACCTCCCTGACTTTGATGAGACTTCCTGGTGCTCTGCGCCATAAATACGAGGAATTTCGACGCGAAGGTAGCCTGCACGTAATGGAAGGCACGGTTCTGGATATGATGGAGGTCTACGACGACCTCGATCGTCATATTCAAGAGTTCCGTTACGACGTTCGTGCCTTCGGTTTCGACCCGTACAATGCAAAAGAATTTGTTACTCGCTGGGAGGGCGAGAATGGACCTTTCGGTATCGAAAAAGTTCCTCAGGGAGCTCGAACTGAATCCGTTCCTCTTGGAGAATTGAAGAAGCTCGCATCGGAGCGCTTGCTCATATTTGACGAGGGTCTGATGTCCTTCACGATGGGGAACGCAATCACACTGGAAGACACAAACGGTAACCGAAAGCTTCTGAAGAGGCGTACGGAAGAGAAGATCGACAACGTGGCGGCCCTCATGGACGCCTATGTGGCTTTTAAAGCAAACAAGGAGGCGTTTGAGTGAGGAGAGGAGGTGGCCAGTGGGTATCAAAGCCCGAATTGCGCACGCCTGGAACGCTTTCGTAAACATGGACTATCGGGATCCGCTTCAGACGTCTGGAACGTCGTACGGAACCCGACCCGATCGAACTCGCCTCAGGTTCGCGAATGAACGCTCGATCATTTCCGCCATTTACAACCGCATCGCGATCGATGTGGCGGATCTCGCGATCAAGCACGTTCGTTTGGATGATCAAGGGCGCTTTTCGGAAGAAATCAAGAGCGGTCTGAACAACTGCTTCACGGTCGAGGCAAACATCGATCAGGCGGCCCGCGCCTTTCGTCAGGATATCGTTCTGACGTTGTTCGATGAAGGATGCATTGCGATCGTCCCGGTCGATACGACCCTGAACCCGAACGTGTCCGGCGGTTTCGACATTCAGACAATGCGAGTCGGCAAGATCTGCAAATGGGAACCGACTCGCGTCGGTGTTTCGCTGTATAACGAAAAGTTGGGGCGGCGCGAAGACGTCACGGTCGGCAAAGATTTCACCGCGATTGTGGAGAACCCTCTCTACAACGTGATGAACGAGCCGAACTCGACTCTCCAACGTCTCATTCGGAAATTGAATTTGCTGGACGTCGTTGACGAGCAGTCCAGCTCGGGCAAGTTGGATATGATCATCCAGCTACCTTACGTGATCAAATCGGAAAGCCGCCGCCAGCAGGCCGAGCAGCGCCGAAAGGATATCGAGTTTCAGCTGAAGGGTAGTCAGTACGGTATCGCCTACACGGACGGTACCGAGAAGATCACTCAGCTGAATCGACCGTCCGAAAACAATCTTCTGAAGCAGGTTGAGTATCTCACCGAGCTTCTGTACAGCCAATTGGGCATCACCAAAGAGGTCATGGACGGCACTGCTACCCCAGCCGTCATGCAAAATTATTACAATCGCACCGTCAAGCCGATCATGCAGGCCATCGTCGAGGCTATGCGGCGAGCATTCTTGACGAAGACGGCGCGAAGTCAGGGTCAGGATATTCTGTTCTTCCGTGACCCGTTTGCGAATATTCCTGTGGACCAGTTGGCCGAGATCACCGATAAATTCACCCGAAACGAAATCATGTCCTCGAATGAAATCCGTCAGGGTATTGGCATGGTCCCTGCGAAGGATAAGAAAGCCGATCAGCTGCGGAATAGCAACATGCCCGAAAGCGAGCTCGGAAACACACCCCCACCCATCAAGGTGCCATCGGTGCGGGTAACACCCCCACAGTTACAGTCGTGAGCGTGAACTCGCTCTGATCATGAAAGGAGACAGCCGTGACGAAGACCGTAATCGAGCACGATTTCGGTGGCTACGCAACCAAGGCTGGTCTCAAGTGCTCGGACGGGCGAACGATCACGTCCGACGCGTTCAAGCACATGGATGGGCAGGAAATCCCGCTCGTCTGGCAGCACATGCACAGCAGCCCGGACAACGTGCTGGGCCACGCGAGGCTCGAACACCGCAAAGACGGTGTCTACGCCTACTGCTTCTTCAACGACACGCCGGCGGCGAAGAACGCCAAGGCTCTGGTCGAGCACAAGGACGTCAAGGCGCTTTCCATCTACGCCAACGCCCTCGTCGAGAAGAATAAGCAGGTTCTGCACGGGAATCTGTGTGAGGTCAGTCTCGTCCTGGCGGGCGCGAATCCCGGTGCGAAGATCGACTACGTGAGGGTCGCTCACAGTGCCGGTGACATCGAGGTTCTTCCGGACGAGGCCGTCATCTACTCCAACGAACCGCTCCAGCACGCCGACGGAACGACGTACCAGGACGTCTTCGAAACCCTGAACGAGGACCAGAAGGCGTTGATGGCGTTCATGGTCGAGCAGGCCATGGCGAGCCAGTCCGCCGCCCACTCCGCGGACGGGGAGGGCGAGGAAGACAAGCAGGAAGGCGAGAAGTCCGAGGAGAAGGACGTCGAGCCGGCCGAGGAAAACAAGAACGACGAAGCCGAAGATGACACGGCTCTCGAGCACAAGGAGAAGGACACGATGACGCGCAACGTCTTCGAGAACGACGACAACGGTGGCTCCGGCGGCGGTGCGCGCACGACCAGCGTGCTGAACCACTCGCAGATGGCCACCATCATCGGCGACGCCAAGAAGAGCGGCTCCTTCAAGGAGGCGTTCCTCGCGCACGCGGGCGAGTACGGCATCACCAACATCGAGATCCTCTTCCCGGACGCGAAGGCGTTGGACACCAAGCCGGAGTGGATCACCCGGCGGATGGAGTGGGTCGAGGGCGTCCTCGGCGGCACCCGCAAGCTGCCCTTCTCCCGGATCAAGTCGCTGGCCGCAGACCTGACGCACGAAGAAGCGCGGGCCAAGGGTTACATCAAGGCGACGATGAAGAAGGAGCAGTTCTTCGCGATCACCAAGCGTGAAACCACGCCCAAGACGATCTACAAGAAGCAGAAGCTCGACCGCGACGACATCATCGACATCACGGACTTCGACGTCGTCGCGTGGCTCTGGGCGGAGATGTACTTCATGCTCCGCGAGGAAATCGCGCGGGCGATCCTGGTCGGCGACGGCCGGGAGATCGACGACGAGGACAAGATCGACGAGACCAAGATCCGTCCGATCGCCTTCGACGACCCGTTCTACACGGACGTCATCAACGTGCCGGCGAACGTCGATTCCGGCGATCTCGTCGAGGCCGTCCTCCGCGGGCGCAACAACTACAAGGGGACCGCACCGAAGGCGTACATGACCAACGCGGTCATGGTCGATATGCTGCTGGCGAAGGACAGCCTCCGTCGGCGCTACTACAACACCAAGGCGGATCTGGCGTCGGCCCTCGGAGTCAGCGAGATCGTCGAGGTGCCGGTCCTCGAAGGCGTCCAGCGGGACGGCGCCGAAGTTCTGATGATCATCGTCAATCTCTCGGATTACGCGATCGGCACGACCGCCGGCGGCGAGATCACGAAGTTCGACGACTTCGACATCGACTTCAACCAGTACAAGTACCTGATCGAAGGCCGGATGTCGGGTGCGCTCATCAACCACAAGCGGGCACAGGTCGTCCTGCGTGGTTCCGGCACCCAGGCGACTCCGACGGCTCCGACGTTCAACTCGGGTACCGGCGTCATCACCATCCCGACGGTCACCGGTGTCACGTACAAGACGCAGGACACGGGCCCGCTCGGTGCGGCCGGCACCACGCTGTCCGCGGGTGCTCAGACGGCTCTGACCGCGGGTCAGTCGCAGTCGATCGTGGCGACTCCGAACACGGGCTACTACTTCGCGCACAACACGGACGCGGACTGGGTCTTCACCCGCCCGGCGTAAGGAGTCCAGGATGGCACGATTCTTCGGGAAAGTCGGGTACGGCCAGAACGTTGAAACGTCGCCGGGGATTTGGGGAACGGCAATCACCGAGCGGAATTACTCTGGTGATGTCATCCGAAATTACCGGCGGTCGCAGGAAGCAGAGAAAGTCAATGACAATCTCACTACTTCCTCGGCAATTTCAATCGTCGCTGACACGTATGCGACCGACCATTTCTCTGCCATCCGGTACGTGGAATGGTCGGGGGTGCTTTGGGAAGTGCGGCTCGTAACCCTGGAGCACCCTCGGCTTATTCTGGAGCTGGGAGGGAAGTACAATGGGCCAACGTCTTGATCTCCACGCGATTCTGTTGACGATCTGCCCCAACGTATATTTCCAACCCCCCGCCGATGTGCAGATGGAGTATCCCGCAATCGTGTATCAGCGGGACCGCTCCGACACCAAATTCGCGGACGATGTTCCGTATGCAGTGACACGGCAGTACAGCTTGACAATGATCAGTAGGAATCCGGATGACACCAGATTCGGAGCGATTTCCGCTCTGCCGATGTGTGCTCATGAACGGTTCTTTGTCGCGGACAACCTGAACCACGACGTGTTCAGCATTTTCTTCTGAAAGGGATTTCACATGACGAGGATCGTGTGGGACAAGACCGGCGAGCGGAAGTTCGAGACCGGTGTCGACCGTGGCGTGCTCTACGAGAAGGACGAGGCCGGTGAGTACGCGACCGGCGTCAAGTGGAACGGTCTGACGACCGTCACCGAGTCCCCGTCCGGCGCCGAAGCCAGCCCGCAGTACGCGGACAACATGAAGTACCTCAACCTGGTTTCGATCGAGCAGTTCGGTGGAACCATCGAGGCCTTCAACTACCCGATCGAGTTCGAGAAGTACGACGGCAACGAGCAGCCGGTTCCCGGTCTCAGTGTCGGCCAGCAGCCGCGCCGCGAGTTCGGCTTCTGCTACCGCACGCGGGTCGGCAACGACGTCGAGGGCAGCCAGTACGGCTACAAGCTGCACCTGATCTACGGCGCCCTGGCGGCTCCGTCCGAGAAGGCGTACGCCACGATCAACGATTCGCCGTCGGCGATCTCGTTCTCGTGGGAGATCACGACCAACCCGGTCACGGTGGGGGTCATCGGCGGCAAGGAGTACGCGCCGACCGCCAGCATCACGATCGACAGCACGCTCTTCACGCCGGAGAAGATGGCCGCGCTCGAAGACGTTCTGTACGGGACGAATTCGACCGATCCTTCCATGCCGCTTCCTGCGGATGTCATCGCGATGATGACTACCACCACGACGCTGGCGACTCCGGTAGCACCGGCGTACAACTCCGGCACGCACACCATCACCATCCCGGCGACGACGGGTGTCGACTACACCATCAACGGCGAAGTCGTCCCGGCCGGCGATGTGGTCATCTCGTCCGACACCATTGTCAAGGCGTACCCGAAGACGGGATACCACTTCCCGGCAGTCATCGACGACGACTGGTTCTACGACTACAGCTAGGAACGAATGGAGACGAGGGAATGCTCGAGATCAATGTGGTATTGGACGAGGAGTACGACGAAAAGACGCAATGTTTCGTCGATGGAAAGACGCAACTCGTTCGACTCGAGCATTCCCTCGTCACCGTGTCAAAATGGGAGTCGGTTTGGGAAGAAGTGTTTTTGGGGAAGAAGGAAAAAACCCAAGAACAGATTCTTTCGTACATCAAAATCATGCTTCTGGAGGAAATTCCTCCGGAGGTTTTCCGGAAACTCATCGAACACCATTCTGATGACATCCAAAAATACATTACGGCCGAAATGTCGGCCACGAAAGTCTACACCGACCCGAATGCTCCAGAATCTCGCGAGCCCGTTACATCCGAACTGATTTATTACTGGATGATTTCTATGAAAATTCCAGTCCAGTTCGAGAATTGGCACTTGAATAGGCTTCTCACTCTGATCAGGGTGATTAACCTGAAGAATTCCCCGAAGAAAAAGATGACTGCCCAAGAAAGAAGGCAGTTGAACAGGGCTCGGCTCGCTGCGGAAAACGGGAAATAAAAGGGAGGTGCGATGGCAAGAATCAATTGGTCCAAGCCGGGCGACCG